AAAAGACAATTTTTTGTTGATAAATTTTTAAATCACGCATCAGAAGTTCTTAAACTTGCTTATAAATGTTTTCAAAGATTTGGTCCCGATGAAGTGTTTTTTAAAGTAACTGGTGCAGACCCTCAAACAATTAAAAAAGACGAAGCTGTTGATGATTACGATGTAATTGTAAGTTACGACGTTCTTAACACTGATCCAGAAACCCAAGAAAAAAAGTTACAACAATTTTTAGCTTTGACTCAAATGGATCGTAATGGACGTTTAAGCATGGATCGTCTTCTTGAATTGTCAGCAAATGCTATTGATCCAGTTCTTGCAGATGGCATGATTTTGCCACAAAAAGAAGCACAGGAAGATATTCGCTCTGAAATTACTGATGATTTGGCTAAACTCTACGCTGGTATTGAGGTTCCCGCACGACCCAATGGTGCTCAATTTGCACTTCAAGCAATTCAACAATATTTGCAACAGCCCGACATTACTCAACGCATACAAAGTGATGAAGCATTTCAAGCTCGCATTGAAAAATATGCACAACAATATAATTTCCAAATGCAACAAACTCAAAATGCCGAAATTGGCAAAATTGGAACTACTCCATCTTCAATGGGTGGTATGAATACACAAACTATGAACCAAGAATAAAATGCCAGACAATATTACAAGAACTGATTACGCAAGAAGGCGTGAAGGAGAAATGACCGAAAGGGAAACTAATGATTCAGATGAGGGTTCGTCCAAATCTCCACTTGAGCGATTTAAAGCTATTATTCGTGAGGCAGAAGGACTAAAGCTGGAGGCTTACAAGCCAGATCCTACGGAGCCATTTTGGACTATTGGTTACGGTCGCCACAAAGAGGGCATAGAGGAAGGTGATACAATTACAGAAGAAGAAGCCGAAGAAATGCTTGAGGAAGATGTCAGTGTTCGCATTGAGTCCTTAGAGGAAATGCTTCCTGAGTTTGATACTTATCCCGAATCACTTCAAGATGCCTTGTTCAGTGAACATTTCCGTGGTTCCATAGCGGACAGCCCAAAAACAGTTAAATTAATAAATGAGGGTAATTTTGATGGTGCGGCTACAGAGTATTTAATTAACACTGAATATAAAGAAGCAGACGAAAAGGGTATTCCAGGAATTCGTCCCCGCATGGAAAAATTAGCTGAAGAACTAGGTAAACTAAGTGCTAAATAATGCCAAAAAATAATATTGATAGGGATATAGAAACCCTAAAAACACACGATACATTTATTCGTTTTTTGTCTTTTGTTGAAACACTTCGTGACGAATGTATTTCTGATCTTCACGAGTCATCAACCGAAAAAATACAACAAATTTCTGGTCGCATTTTATCTTACGACCAAATTCTAGAAATGACAGAATTTAAAGATTTAAAACACTTGCTTGAGCAATAGCTTGTCGGGTGTGATAAGATATAACAATCGCCATCGCTCGGCGTTAAGGAGTGGAAACATATGCAAGATGAAATAATAACGGAGAACGCTGATTCCGTTGAAAAAACAGCGATTACAGAAGAAGTAGCACCAGCCCCCGAAACAACTTCGGAGGTTGAATCTAATTCTTCAAATATGTCAGCGGAGGACTTTATTAGTTCACGCTTGGGTGATCAAAAACCACCCACAGATGAAGTTAAAGAGGAGTCTAAGGTAGAGGAGCAAGCAGTATCCAAAGCTAAAGATAAATCTGAAACTAATGTTCTTTCACAGGTTGATTTAGATGGTATGTCGGAAAATGATCTCCGCGAGCTTTCTGAGAAGTTAGGTTCTAGGGCTGTAAAAAGGTTTGGTGAACTTACTGCTCGTCGCAAGCAAGCAGAGGAAAAAATCCAAAAACTGGAATCACAGCTTCAACAAAAAGCCAAGCGACCAGTGTCAATGTCCGATATTGATCAAAACCCGTACAAAGATTTAAAAGACGGAAAGTCCATACAAAATAAAGTCCAAGAAATAAAGGGCGTAATTGATTGGGCGGAAAATGTTCTTTTTGAATCTGACGACTTCAAAGCTAATGATAATGTTGCTGAAATGGATGGAAAATCCGTTACAAAAAAAGAAGTACGAAACATTTTAAAAAATGCTCGTAAAGCTCAAAAGCAACACATTCCACAACAAGTTCAAAATTTGCGTAATCAAGCTCAAGGGCAACAAATGCAAAAAGGATTTGTAGAAAAAATTAGACAAGAAATACCTTGGTCAAGTGATAACAACAATGACACAAACAAGCGTTATAAAGCAATGCTCACGGACAAACGTCTAGCTGACGCATTAAAAAACGCTGACCCAACACTAAAAGCACAAATGCCATATCTTTTGGCTCATGCGGCAAATAGTATTTTTGGGGAAAGAAAGTTAGTTGATCAAGCTGTTAAACCATCTAAATCTATTAATCCGCCTAAAAGCGTAAGTAATACGGCGGTTAAAAGTGAAAAACCTATCAATCGGAGGAGCAAAAACATTCAGACATCTCAAAATTCGTTTCGTTCTACTGGAGCGGCGAATGATTTCATCAAATTAAGAACTGCACAACTAAGTCGTTAATCCAATAATAGAAAGTATAATACTATGGCGTTTTCAAACACCTATGATACAACAAACCCTGGATCGGCTGTTTCCAATCGCGAGGACTTGACTGATGTCTTGACTATCCTTGCTCCCGAAGAAACTCCGATTCTTTCTGGTGCCTCTAAAAAGAAGGCATCCGCAACTAACACTGAATGGACTGTTGACAGTCTCGCCGCTCCTGTAACCACGGGTATTGACGAGGGTGCTGACGTTCTTACCTTTACTGACCAGTTTGCAGGTCGTGCTCGCATGGGTAACTTCACACAGAAGTTCCGCCGCGATTACAAGGTATCAGAACTGCAAGAAGCAGTTGATTCAGTCGGTCCCGCTAAGATTGCTGAAGCAGAAGCTAAGGCTATTCGTGAACTCAAGCGTGATGTAGAGGCAACTCTATGTTCTGCCAATACAAAGCAACAAGCTACCGCTCTTCTTCCTTATAAGATGAATGGTCTTGCCGCTTATATTGACAGTGCTCCTGCCGCTGATGTTGGTGTCCCAACTGGTTTTGAGACACCCGCTTCTAGCATCTACACACAAGCTGAAGATACTACTGCTTCGTTCAACGAGAGTGCGTTCAATGACCTTATTTCCAGCATCTTTGATGTTAATGGAGTAAGCAACGGACTTACACTTGTAGCTAACACAGGTCTACGCCGCACAATTAGCGATTTCGCTCGTTTGGCGGGTGTAAGCGGTACTGATGCTGATTCAGTTCGCACTGTGAACTACGATGGTGGTTCTGCCGACATTAAACTGTCAGTTGAACTATATCAAAGCGATCACGGTATCGTTTCTATCGTAAATGGTAACCCTGTTTGTATGCCTAACTTTGGCACCGCAACAAATAAGGGTGCTGGCTTCCTCGTAAACCCTGAATACTACGGTGTTCACGAGCTGATCCCAATGGGAACTTCTCGTCTGCCTAATCTTGGTGGTGGTGAGCGTGGTATCGTGGATTGTGCTTTGACCCTCGGTGTTTATCACCCACAGGCTCACGGTCTTATCCAAGGACAAGCTTAAATAATTCTGGTTGGGGGGCGAAAGCCCCCCGCCTTTTTATTATGGAAATAATTAGCAAACCTCACGAGATCACTCAAGAAGCCATTGATCGTGCTTTTATGGATCAAGTTAAAAATAGCTTCGCGGAAGAACGAGCTACGGAAGACTCTCGTCGTGATATTGCCCGAAAAGAAGCAACGGCAGAAAAAGGTAAAACGCACCCAGTACTTGGTAAATGCGTAGCAACAATCCCTGCACGGGATTATTTTAGAATGATTCTAAAATACGGAACTGAACACGTTCATTCTAAAGAATTTTTAAAATACTACAACAAAACCTACTCAGATTTGAGTGCAAATAAAATATAATGCAAAATAGGACATATGCAGAATTATTTGATTTAATAAAATCTTTAGCAGGGGTAAATGATTTTACCACGGAAGAAGACAGTTATATCCGAAATTTTGTTAATCGGAGGTTTAAACAAGCTTTTGATGCTTCGGATTGGTGGGCTAGATAT